TTCAAGAGATGTTGAGGGTCTATGAAGAGCGCAAAGATGCCGATCCAGTGATTATTGATTGGCAACACGCTACTTCTCCTTTCAATGGCGGTCCTCCTGCTCCTCCTGAGAGTGGGAACGCTCTAGGATTAATCATTGATTTAGAACTTCGGGAAGATGGTCTATATGCTACCCCTGCTTATAATGAACGTGGCTTAAACGTGGTCAAAGAGGCAGGTGGAGTTTTGTGGTCATCTCCCGAGTTCATCACTGGTGATGTTTTCAATCGGTCGGGAGGTGAGCAAATAGGCACTGCTCAACTCTTGGCTATCACTCTTACCCCTCGGCCTGCACAGTCTCACGACAAGATAAGCCGAGTCACTTTAAACGAAAGGCTAGAGATGGATATTGAGTCTATGTCTCCCGAAGAGCTTAAGGCTGCACTTGTCGCAAAAGATGAGATGCTCAAAGAGCTTGAGAACCAAATCAAAGAAATGAAGGCAGACGCTGAAGCCAGCATGAAGACTGAGTCTGAAGAGGACAAAGTTGAAGACATGGCAGAGGCAAAGCCTGAGGATGAAGTCAAGATGACTGATGCTGAAGATAAGAAGTATAACAAAATGAGCGAGTCTTTGACTGCTGATGTTAGCTTACTTTCAGAGTTGGCACTGCTCAGAGAGAGCGTTGCAGAACTCACTAAAGAGCGTGACCAAATCAAACGTGACCAAGCTGTAAGCAACCTCCTTTCAGAAGGCAAGATTTCTCCTGCAGAGCAGACTGTCGCTAATCGGGCTTGGGATCTAAAAGACTCAGCTCCTGAGTTTTGGCAAATGTTCAGTGAGCGTCCTAGTTCTTCAGCTGTTCCTCTTCAAGAGGTCGGACATGGAGCAAGTGGACAAGAGATTTCACAACAGACTCTTAATGAAGCTGTTCTTAAGCTCAAGCAAGAGAAGAGCGTGACTTACTCTGAAGCACTCGATCTCTTCCGAGCTGAAAACCCTGACTATTACAACAAGGCCTTTGGAGTTTAATTAATCATGGCTAATACAGACAATATTTTAAGCTTTGTCGCGGCTAGTGCTATCACTGAGTTTGCGATTGTCTCAATGGACGCAAACGGAAAGATCGCAGTGACAGCGGCTGGAACTGATGACGCAGTTGTTGGAGTTGCTCAACGCGCTTGCTCGGCAGGTGACTCTGTTGAGGTTCTCATTCATGGCATTACTCGAGTGATCGCTAGTGAAACCATCACTTTTAACTCTACTCCTATCCTAGCAGCTGCAGCTGATGGGAAGGTTCAGCCTTGCGAGGGAACAGACACCACTTTCTACCCCATCGCTCGCGTTCTCCCCAACATTAACCAAACGAGCGCGGCGGCTGGATCTCAGCTTAAAGTCATGTTCGTTGGCCCCACAAGCCTCGTATAAGGAGCTGACTAATGGCTAGTTCATACAGTAATCTACATCCAGTTGATCAAATCCTATCAAACCTAGTAGTTGAAGCTGTACCAAGTGACAGTCAACTCATCGCTGATCAGGTTTTTGAAACCATCAAAGTACCTGAGCGATCAGGTACTATCCTACTTGAAGAAACTCGAAACTTCATGGGAGCAGGTGCAGGTCTCGATCTCGAGCGTGCCCCAGGTAGCTCTCGTACTTCAATTGGTGGCTTTGACCGTTCAAGCACTACTTTCAAAGCAAACATCTATGCTGCTCAAGATTCAATTGCGATGGAAGATATATTTGATTCGCAGTATCCAGGAAGCGAAGAAGCACGCATCGCTAAGAAAGTAGCTCGTGTTATGAAGCTTGCTAAAGAGAAGCGTGCTGCTGATCTCCTCTTCAGCACTTCGCTTTTTGCAGGCTATACCTCAGCGCCAGCTACTAAGTTTGACGCTGTTGGAGCAGAGCCTCTCACCACTTTGCATAGTCTCAAAGACACAGTTTACTCAAACGCTCATGGGATCAACCCTGACACCATGATCTTAGGTCGCGATGTATTCCGTGCTCTTGCTCGTAACCCTGAGGTCCGTGGCTATGTTGGAGACAGCTCTAATGGAATTGCCTCAGGTAATCGCATCTTGGCAGATGATGCGGTTCTCTCTGTACTTCGCGATGTGCTTGGTATCCCTAACATTATGGTAGGCGCTGCGCTTCAAGATACCGCTGTTCCTGGCGCGACTAGCTCCGAGGCTTACATTTGGGATCGTGAGACTATCTTTATGGGTATCCTACGTGGCTCAGATGCTATCGTTCAAAAGAGTGGTAACGTCAAGGGCATGCCTACAGCAGCTATTAATCTAGAGTTTGGTGGCATGGTAGCCGGACAATATGACTCACTAGATAAGACTCGTCGTTATGTCTACGCTGAGGAGGTCCACAACTTCAAACTCATCGATGCTTCTCTTGGTTACGTCCTCAACGACTGTTTGACCTGAGTGTGATTTGATGCTTGAGACTAGCCATATACATCTCTCAGAAGATGCAGATCAAAGAGCCATAGATGACTTGACCAAACAAGTCAAAGGCGCTCGTGGTCCTATGGCTAGCCTCATCCGAGCGAGAAGAGATCAACTGAAGATTGAAGTTGAGGCTGAAAGAGGCTTCTCTTTAGCATTGGCTAAAGCTCGAAAGAGCTTAGTTGAGCTGATGACTATGGCTTCAGTCTCTGCTGATCCTGAACTCTTCATGAGCTTCACCGATGAGCAGATACTAGATTTAATCCTTCGTGGTGGATTAGGTTTAGCTATTGATGACTTCGTTGAAGCAACTACGAGAATTAGAGCAAGCGTTGAGAAATCTCTTGAGGCGGTTGGAGTTGATCTCTCACCTCAGGCTATTCCTCAACTTGACCTGATTCAACAGCAGGCTACTACAGCAGTATTTGAAGATGTGATCCTGCCTGATTTCACCAAAGCTATCAAAACGGCTTTGAGATCCATGAGTTTAGAGATTCCTGTAGAGATCATAAAGAGTGATCTCGAGCTTCAATTAGAACGTGCTACAGGTAGACAACTGACTGACATTAAAACTCAGATCTCAGAGTATGGACGTTCAACAACTGCCATCGCTTCGGCAGCTGCAGGACTTGAGCATTATTTATATACGGGTCCACGAGATGGAATCACTCGGCCTTTCTGTGACGTGCTGATTAATCTAGTAGTAGATGAAAAGCAGATGAATAAGCTCAATAACAACCAGGGTCGACCGGTGAGAATAGCCTGCGGCGGATATAACTGTCGACATTCATGGAGCCCGATAACAGAGAGCTTTATTGAAGCGGCAGGTTTAGAGCGTGCTACATCCGGTGATATAGTAGCGGCTAATGCAGCCGCCAAGCGTAAGAGGAGATAAAATGAGAAAAGCAGTCAAAGGACAAGTTCACCATTTTGTTTGGGATCCTCCACAACCTTACTCAGGCTCTCCTAGCCTCACAGTTGGCTTTGATGCTCCTCTCACTGATGAGCTATTTACTCAAGCTCGAGCTGATGTACTTGTGAGTGCTATTGCTAACGATAGAAGAACACTTACCTTAACTGAGTCTGTAGCTGTCAGCTTAGAGCGTGACGAAGTTCGAGCTTTCCTGAGAACTGCTCAAGACACTTGGCTAGCTGTTAAGGTTTCTCGACTTGGAGGAACGACAGCTATATTGGCTGAACCTCTACCACGAGAAATAGATTTAACACTGAACGCTACTCTCAACTTCTCGATGAGTTATGTCGACATTTCGGCTCTTAAGACTGCTCAGAGTGGTTATTTCCCCTACACAATAAAGTTTGAGGATCTTGTTGGTGGTCAGCATGTAGAGACGGGATTGCTCAAAGTTGTTCCTAGACCGTTCAACACTGGTCTAGACCATGACGGTCTAGTAAGTCAGTTCGCTAACCTTGCTGATATGGTTCCTCGTCGTCAAAGTGACTTCGCTCCTCAGATCGAGGCGGCACTTGATGAGATTGTCTTGGTCATTCGTGATCATGTCTTAGCTGACAATGTGACTGAGGATGAAGTGTTCAATCAACAGAGCTTTGCTCGTGCTCATGCTTATTGTTCGGCCTCGATTGTCTATGAGATGAACATGCAGTTTGACGCAGCTACAGCTATGAGAGAGCGTTGTAAAGAGCTGTTAGATGTTGCACTCAGATCTATCACTTTAGACTTAGACGGTGATGGGGTGGTAGATGAGGGAGAAGAAAACTTAAGGCGAAAAGGGGGAAGTTCAACTGACTTCCGAGCGAGTTGGAGAGGTTACAATAAAAGCGTTTCTGATAGCTTCTTTACTCCTGAGAGAGGCATGAAGCACTAATGGCTAGCAAAGCAAACATCAATATCCCCAAGTCCTTATGGACTGCTCAAGATACACTGAGACTCGCTCAGAATGTTTTAGCTTCCATTAAGCTCAGGACTTCTAAGGGCATGGACGCTAATGGCAAGCCTTTTAAAGCTTACTCGACTAATCCTTTATTTGTCGCTTATCGTGGTGCTCGTTTAACTCCGAAAGGTGGGGAGCCAACTCAAGGGGGAGTGTTTTATGAGGGTGGTTATCGGCAGTATAAACACGAGTCAAGGAGAAGGGGAGGCGGAAGAGATAGCGCCGAAGTTGATCTAGTTTTGAGCGGAAATATGATGAATAATCTAGTCGTGAAAAAAGCAACTCAAGACATGTTCATCATTGGACTAACTGAACACGCTCAATATGGTTATTTCGTCAATGAGGATCGAGAGTTCCTAGGGCTCAACGAGAAAGATATAGATGTTATAACTAAAGCTGTTGAGACTGAGATTAGAGGGAAACTTAACAAATGAGCCAAGGTATCTTTTCAGCTCTCAGCTATTTAGAGCAACAGATTGAAGCGACTACTCTAAAGACCGATTTCCATCATGGCTTTGTCGCTCATGCTAGAGCCAACGGTTCAGTAGTACCGTTGGAGGAACGCTTCAACTCTCAGCGTTACTTCGTTTTAGATCTTGCAGAGATGCCGAGCGATGATGGTGCGGCAGGTATCAGTGGACGAAGAAGAGCAACGATTCATTTAAGAGTACGCTATGATATACCTCATGATGTAACTTATCTTTCTCGCCTTGTCGCTGAGGATGCCGAGGCTTTACTAGTGACTCTCAAAGGTCCGGATTATTCTTTGGCTACCACAGGGATTATTTCAGTGATTCCTGAGCCTCCAATCTTTGAGCCACTTAATTTAGGTGATCAGGGTGTTTTTATCCTGACTATTCCATTCACACTTCTCTACTTGGAGGCTTGATATGGCGGTTACTCATCGCTCTCTTTCAGTAGCTGTTGAGAGCTCTTTCGGCTCTCTTAGCGCGTCAACCGGTTTGCCTGATGCATCAGGCTTAACTTTCGTTTCAATCCCTTGCGAACGAGATCCAATCGTCGTCGCTGGTGAGCCTGTAGTAAGTGAGCGTTTGGACGCTCGTGATGGTAACTACATGCTACCTCCTGAGCCGGATACCGTCTGGTCGGGCGGTTCTCGAGTTCGGAGACGAACTGGTCAAGTAGTTTGTAGAGTGGATCTCACTACAGTTGGAACAGCATCAGATAATTACACTTCCAATTATCTCGGCTACCTGCTTGGAGCAGGGCTCAAAACAAAGATTCCATCAGTCATCACTGATACAGTAACCGCAGTAGATGTTAATACATATACTCCTGGGAGTGCCCCTCTTGAGGCTGACGTTGGAACGCTCGTAAGTACTACACTTAATGGACGGGCTGAATATTCAGCGATGACTGATAACGCTGATGGCTCATCAGATGTAACTATCTCACCAGCTTTCTCAGCAAGCTCTTATACTGCTGTGAGAGGCATGCAGACTTGGTACATTCCTGGCCGTACTGCAACAGGTGACAGAGAGCATTCTTTATGCTTCAGAATTGATGGAGTGAACTTTCGGTCTTATGCGTATGGTTGTGTTCTTGAAAGCATGGCTATCACGTTAGACAATGGACGTTTAATGGCTGAGTTCACTTATCAAGCTGCATTGATTCAAGATGATCATGCTTCGGCTGTTGGGCCAATCGAGCCAACTTATAATAGTGGTGCTCCTGCTTTCTTTAGAGGCGCTTATGTAGTTGCTTCTGATGCCAGCCCAACTTCTCTAACTAATGCGAACACCGGAGACACTCTTGGACGTATTGCGCTAGACGCTGAGGACTTCAGCCTAACTCTCACTAATACTCTGACACCTAGGGGTCATAGTAATAGCATCTTAGCAATGTCGGACATGGAAATCTCTGATGTAGTAGTTGAGTTGAGCTTAACTTTGAGCACAGTGAACACAACTATCTCAAACGACTTCTTTAATCGGACTGTTCGACAGCTCATGGTTGGCACAGGTCCACAAGGGGATGGCCTCGGCTGCGCTCTTATGTTACCTGCAGCCCAACTCACTGTTGATCCTAGTTCTTATGATGTATCAGGTAATGACATCGTACGTCAGCAGTTGACTTATCAACAATCTCGTTTTGGAGGTGATGTCTCAGAGTCTAACGCTGGTAACTCACCATTCCGAATCGGCTTAGGAATCTAATCATCATGGCTCTCTCTTTTCTCGTATCATCAAATCAAACTCTAGATGTAGTTATCTCATGTGATCCATCTGTAGAAGCTGATGCTTCTCAGCGTTCTTCTTATCTTGAAACAGGTGATCTTGATCATCTTAAACATGTAGGTGATGATGCAACTAAGTTTACACTTAAGGCTTTATCACCATCGGAGCGAGAAGAGGCAGAGGCGAGAGCAGGGGCTTTAACCCGTTCTGAGCTTGGTCGGCTCTTATGGTCTGAAGCTCCTAGTGGAGAGAAAGAGAGAGCACAATGGCATCATCAACTTTCTGATGATGAGAGAAAAGCTATGAGTGATTATCAGGCTTATCTCAATCGAGTCTATCAAGAGATGATTAGAGCTTCATTGGTCAAAATTAATGGTGAAGAGGCGAACTTTTCAGAGATTGAAATGATCCGTCCTGAGTCTCACCGGATTCAAGCCATCTCTGAGTTGGTGATACATATCCAACGCATCAGCTTATTAGGCATTGAGGGAAAATAGCGCTTGCGGCTTCCGTTTGGTTACACCATTCCGGAGGTCGCGCTTGGGATTGCTCCCAATGCCATAACAACAGGAACTTAAGAGCTCTCAGGGGTAATTGTGGCGAACCATTCAAGAAAGGTTTGGCTACAGCTCAAGAAGATGAGCAAGGTCTTTATGTCATGGGTTATCGTGTCGCTCCTGATTGTGGCGAAGCTTTCAGTGACCTTAAGATCCGCTCTTGTCCTGTCGCTAGTGCTAATAAAATGGCCTCTTTGATCTCAGCGTATCATCGACATCGAGCAGGCTTGTATAATATCAGCGAGACTTATCCTAAGCCAACCTGTGCAGTTGTCGAAGCTATTGATATACTGCATAATAACACTGAATCAGCTCATTATCGGGCTCAAGAGAGAGCGTTAAAGGAGGCTCAACATGGCTCAAAATAGTGTCGACATCGAAGTCCATCTAAAAGGAGCAGAGGCCGCCAAGAAAGGCCTCTCTTCAATCGGTCAGTCAGCCGGTGACTTAGCTGGAAAGTTTGATCAAACTAACTCACACTTAGGAGAAGGCTTGAGCCAAGTCACTGATAATATCAGTGAGCTAGGTGGATCATTTAAAGACTTGGGGTCAACTATCTCATCGATAGGGAAAAGTGGTGGAGCGAGCTTTATGGCTCTATTGCCTGCCATTGGTGGAGTTGTAGCTGCCGGTATTACTCTTTATCAGACTTTTCAGATGATAACGGGAGCTGCTCAACGTGCTGAAGATGCTCAAGAAGCTGCGGCTGGTGCAGCTGCTGATCTTCAATCTAAACTTGAAGCTCTAGCCGAAAAAGGCATAAGACCGACATCCAACGAACTTTTGAGATTCAGTCAAATCACGCTCAAAGCTCAGTTAGCCAAAGCTCGACTTGAGAAAACAATGGAAACCACTAAGGAGATTCAAGAGGAGTTCATTGAGACTGACAGTGAGAGAATTGAAAAACTCAAAGAGCTGAAAACTGTAAACGATCAACTGACAGCTAGCCTTGAAAAAACTGGCATCATTGACACAAAGCTGATCAGTCAAAGGACATCTCTTACTAAAGAGTTGCTAACGCTTGAAAAAGAAAGAGATGAACAACAAAAGAGATTTAAAGATTCAATAGAGAGAAGCATGCCGGCACAGCGTCAGCTTCAGAAGATCCTAGCAGAAGCGGCTGAGAGTGAAGCAGAGTTGGAGTCTAGAGGAGCAGAGGCCACACTTGGCAGAGTGAAAGAGCTAGCGACTAGACTAGAATCTCTTAAGCTAGCAAAAGCTGAAGGTGAGCAACAGGGTACAGCTTTAGAACTTCAGAAGACATACATAGCTGAAGAGAAAGAGGCTCTATTAGCTCGATTAGAGGCTAACAAGGAGAACGCTCGAGCACTATTAACGACTGAGAAAAGCCTGCAAAAACAGATTGACGCTTATGATCAACAGAAAGTATTAGCTGAAAAGTTTGGGGCTCAACGAGTAGCAATTTACGAAAAGCAAAGCGCCGAGATTCAAGCAGCAGACAAGACTAGATTTGATAGACTCCAAGCTCTCAGACAAAAAGCATTAGTTGAAGCTCATCAGATCAGACTCCTCGAGATTGAGCAGATGAAACTACAAGGAGCGACCACAGAGCAAGTATTAGATGCACGCTATGAAGCTGATATAGTCATGGCTCAAAACAATGCCAAAGCTAAGATAGCTGTTAACCTTCGTTATGAAAATGAACGTATTCGACTCCAAGCAGAAGCTGACGCAAAAGCAGAGACAGAGAGAAAACGTTTAGAAGCTCAAAGACAACAGTTTATCTTTGAGTCTCAAGCTTTTGATATTTCAATGATGGAGAACGGGCTAGATAGAGAGCTCTCAGCTTTAGAACTCAAATATCGAAAAGAGAGAGAGCTTAAAGAACGCACTGAAGAAGAGTTAACTGAGCTTACAAGACGTTACAACATTGAGAGAGAAGCAATCGAGCAACGCTCGATAAACAGTCAAATAGAGAGAGCATCTGAACTCACTAAAAGCTTAGGAGCTGGGTTTGTTGAAGCTAGCTATAGTGCTTTAGTTTTTGGTGACTCCTTTAAAGACAGTGTGGCACAGATCATCGGTGGACTCGGCAAACAAGCAGCTGTCGAGGCATTGATTGAGACTGCCAAAGGCATTGCTGCATCTGTTCTCAATCCTGCGGCTGCTTCTGCTCACTTTGCTAGTGCTGCTCAGTTCGGTGTAGCTGCTACCTTTGCAGGCCTAGCAAGTGCTTCAATGGGTGGTGGTGGAGGTGGAGGTGGAGGTGGAGGAGTATCACCAACGGGCTCTCCACAAATAGCTCCAACTCCCGAGAGAGAACAGGCCCAAGAATCGAGCATGGTGTTTAATATTAACTTTGGTGGTGCTGTAATATACGACACCAAAGCAAGCGCAGAACAA